GAAAAGCGTCTACGCAACTGTTCCGGGAATGCGCAATGAACGCATCCCCGAAATTCATCATCGACGCCGCCCGCCGCCGGTCGATCAATTGCGACACGCAAAACGAGGTGACGGGGGATACCTGCTTCCACCAGGGCAGCACCACCATCACCTTCTTGTCGTAGGTGATCACTGAACCCGACGGAAAAACCGCGACCGGCGGGATTCCCGAAGTCGAATCTGATGGGATCAAGCCCATTATCTGCCCGCTTTAGCGGCTTGTTCTTCCATCACCTGCTTGGCGATGGCGTCAAGGGCATCCCCGGCGCGCATGTTAATGTCCGCAACAGGCTTGGCTGCCGTAAAACCACCCGCGGGGGCACCGGACTCGTGTAAACGTGATCTCCCGGAATTCTTGACCGCCTCCCACTTCGCAGTGGTTTCTGTCAAGGCCTTTTCCGAAGCCGCCAGTTTTGCTTCCAAAGCCGGGACTCTCCGTTGCAGATAAAAAAGCTGCGCAAGGCCGGTAATCTGAATCGCCTTCATCTGCGGCGAGTCGTCCTGAAGCGCTGCCGAAATCTCACCTTTCAACTTGTTGACGAATTCGTTGTGCTCCTGGGCTTCCTTCTTCGCGGCCTCGTCTGCGTTCGCTGGCGCCGCTTTCTCCGCAAACCAATCAAGCTTGGTCAGCATTCCCTCCAATTGGGTTTGCGTATCCTGAACCCTGGCAATTTGGGTCTGGGCCGTTTCCTTCTGGCGCGACTCCAGGTATTGGGAGAGGTTCGCCCGGGCGTCCTGAATGGCTTTGTTCTTCTGGTATGCCGCCATCTGAATGTCGGCGACTTTAGACTCCACCAGCCGCTGAAGAACCGGGTCCTGAACCGCATCGAAGATTTTCTGAAGGTTGACCTTCTCCGGACCGCCAAATTTCTTGATCTGGTCGATGACCTCCTGGCTGATCTTCGGGTTAGCCTTTAACTGCGCGTAGACAAATTCGCGCTGGTCCTCGATGCTCTTGTCGAAGGTCTTGAACTTCGGATCGTATTCGATGTCGATCTTCGCGCGCCAATTTCGAAGATCTTCCACCTCTTTGTCCCGGGCGAGTTGCTCAGGGGTCGGCTTCGAGGACTCCGAGATTTTCTTCTCCAAGTCAGCAATCTTCTGCTCGCGCGCACTAATCTCCTGAGCCGCACGAACCTTGATGGACGAAAAGGCTTCCGAGGACTTCGGGCTCGCGTTAGGCGGAAGCTTGGGCGAGTCCTTGAAATACTCGTCCGCCTTCCGGGTCTCCTCAACAGCCTTGGCAGCGGCCTCTTGGGCGGCCTTGTCTTCCGGCTTTGGTTCCGGGGCCGGTGAGGGCTCACCGGCCTTGGGCGCTGGCGCTGGCGCTGGCGCTGGCGGCGGAGCGCTGCCCGGCTCAGCCTCGGGGACCGGGGCCACCGAAGCAGCAAGCTTGTCAAGCGCTGACCCTGCGTCGCCGAATTCTCCGGTTACGGTTGACTGCCCGGAAATGTCCTGGGCAGCGACTTGTCTTGCGACCGCCGCGTTATTGGCTGCGGGGTCGACCATTCCTGTGGGGGGTTTTTCGTCTGGCATAAATTTACGCTAATTTGGGGTTGGGGTCATTGAGTTTCTGCCCATCCGCCCACGCCTGATCATCATCCAAGGACGGATATTCGGTAGATAGCGGGTTCGCGGGGGGCTCTGGGTGCGCTAGAGTCAAGAGGGTTTCAATCGTCTTGTTCCACGCGCGAACCTCTCCGCTGCGGATCAAAATATTGTTGGTATCCCCGCCCTCAAGGAGCGTCGGAATTCCTTCGGCCAGTTTAGGGATCAGCCGCTTACCGGTTTCGGTATTCAAGAAGGCGGCGAGATTTTCAGAGTCGTTGGCTATCCAATCATTCGGGTTCGCTAATATTTCCATAGGGTTTCATGAGGAACACTTTACTACTGGGGTCCGCCCGGCATATTCGGAGCCATCGGCTGGCCCGGGGAGTTCATCTGACCGTGGGCAGCAGCGAGAGCCTGCGCATTCTGGTCAAGCTGCCTGAGCTTCGCAATCTCCGGACCAACCTTGTTGAGAAACTGGGCAACTTCTTTCAACGCCTCCGGCTTCACGCCCTGCTTCTGCGCCTGAGAATAATGTTCGTTAATGTGGGAGACAAAAGTCTCCAGGACATCCGTGCCAAATTGGCCCTGGCTCATTCCACCCGCGACCTGCTCGGCAGCAGGCATGAGGATGCTCAAATGAATCAAGTGATTGTCGCGCGGACTTACCGGGACTGCTTGGCCGTGGCTAAGCAAAGTCAGTTCAAGCTGCTGCATCCGGTCTTGTTCCGCAGTCTCCGTCGGATCATTGTCCGGAAGCAGCAACCGCTCAGCGAGGCTCGCATTCATGCGCGCGGTCAGATCCTCAACTTCAAGCTGCCGCTGATTGTAAAGCGGGTTGCCGCGCTTCTCCTGCGCCAGGGACACCATTAACTGGCGCTCAATCGGCGTGAGATCCTTCACCGTGCCGGCAACTGGACATTTCGCCAATTCGTCAAGTTCCTCACGGGTCATCTCTTTCAGCATGTCCTCCTGAAAAACCTTGGCATCATCCTCAGTCGTGTCAGTGTCGCAAAGCCGCCGCTGCATCGTCCGAATCAGGTCGACAAACTGAGCAATGAACCTCGTAATCCGGACATCCCGGTTCTCTTCTTCACGCTGGGCGAGGAGATTCCAGGCCGCCGGAGAGCGCATATCTTCTCCGCCGGTGCCTGGCTGGGGAGTCGACACAGAGCCGATTAGCTCATTGACAATCTGCTTGAAGTAAACGTCAAGCTTCAAAAAACCGTCGACATTGCCGTCAATCTTTTGTTCGAGAAAAGTCCAGCCCGTGGGGACGATCACCGTGCTGCCCACGACCGACATCTTGAACGTGTGGATGCGCTTCATGTCCCCCTGGACGAGCGTCTTGCCAGACATGATCAGCCGGTCGACTACCTCGTTGCGGGTGCGGTCAATCATCCCAGCCAACTCGTAGATGTCACGCCCGACGCCTTTTGAACCATGCAGCGTTCCGTTGCCCTTTTGGAAGCTGAAGAACGTCAAGCAATCTTCCATGCTCGGAAACCGGTCGTCCCGATGAAAGATCTCCAGCATCTCCGGCCCGGCCATACGGTAGTGAGACACTTTTCCAGTGACCTCGCGCGCCAGGAGGGTATACACAACGATCACTGAGGCGCCAGCCATGTAAGAAGCCCCGATGGTCAGTTCCCGCAAAGCATTCTGATACCAAGTTTCAAGAGTCCCGCCGACATTAAGCCGGTCGCGAATCTGAACTGGCGAAGCGCGGTTAATCGAATCGCGCGTGTTATTCAATTCCCATCCGGCATCCTCGGCAGCGGACTTGTCCTCGATCTGGGCAAAAAGCTCGTGCGGGAGAAACTGCTCCTTCAAGACAACGATCTGCGCCCACTGGGTCTCAGATTTCGTGCCGTCGGCCACGAAGCTCGCGTCCTGAACGAAATGCTTCGGAAACCAACAAAATTCGTCAAGCCACGCCACGATGGTATGCCCAAAGAGCGCATTGTCAAAAGCGATGTCCTCGATGAGAGTGCGCCATCCTTTTCGCGCCTGGATTGTCCTCGTGATTCCCGAACGAAATTTTTCGGTCTTCTCCTGGCTGTTCTGCCACTTGTTGGAGAGCTTGGCGTTGGTGAAATACTTTAGGCCCTCGATCACGGAGACGAATCGCGGGGCAACCTTCTCAATCATCGCCGGGAGGGGCTTCGTCGTGAAATTCGAGCGCCATCCCAGACCCTCGGCCTCCAACTTGTTGGCATCGTAAGGCCTCTCCGCGTTATACTTGGCCAAGATCCTGGAATTTACGATTGACCGATTCCGGCCCGCCATAATTACCGTCTTGACAACATCCCGCGCCATTCCGACATCCTTGATGCTACGCTGGGTTGGTTTTCCGGAAGTATCAATCTTCGGAGATTGGATGACAGACCCCAGATAATTCTGGGGATACCCGGTGCCAGTCAAATTCGTAAGCGGAGACGGTGTAATTTCAGCCATACTATACCCTTAAATAGTCGGCTGAACGGGCCGTTTGGTCTTAATCCAGACCCGGTGCCACATGCCAATCGGGCATTCCTCCAGGGCCATCATGGTCTTGGCCAGGATCAAGCACGTGCATTTCTTGCACTGGCCCGCCTCATTCGCCGGACAGATCCCGCACTGATGGCCGCGATACTCCTGAGCCGCCGGTGGGGCGAAAATCTCATACCCGCAGTTCTTCGCCCACTGGTGCCGCAGCATCGCCATCATGAAATGCCAAGCCATCTTGATCATAGGGTTCGCTTTCTCCAACACGACGCCGGTAAATTCGGGTCCACAATTGCCTGCTGGTCGAGCCAGACCGAAACCGGCATATACTCGCCAGTCACATCGCACGCCTGCAAACGGGCGTCAAAAGGACGGCTCCCGACGACGGTCTCCTTGAGCGACTTGAGCGCGGCAACACACGAGCCGCATCCGCCCGGTAAACCGGTGTGTTTCGGGCATCGAAAACACACGTCCGTCCTGGCCGAATGCATTCCGTCATCCACGAAAATCCTTGGCTCTTTCGAGTCCTTTATCCGGGTCAACCAAAGAAGCACCCGGCCCTTCAATGAAACAACCCGATACTGCTCTGTGGCCGAAGGAGCGTCAGTGCAAAGCCCTGGGTTTTTGGCACAGGCCTGATTGATCACCTCCTCGGAAACATTACCCGCCGGGCGGCCCTGGCTCTCCCGGTAATACTTGACCCGCCCAATCACCCCCGCCCAAGACTGGCCGACATGCCAGCTTCCATCGGAGTCCTGAAAACGGTATCCCTCGTGCGGATAAAGGTTTGGGTTGACTGCTTTCACATGCCTAGATCAAGAATCGGTGCCCGGTTCGACTCATCAATTCGAACGCCCCCGGGATACATCTGCCCGTTCCAATCATCGTCTTCACCGCCCGGGCCGTCAACTGCTATGCCCCGCATCGACGGTATGACACCGCTGCCCTTGCGCGCGGCGTGAACCAGCAAAGTCAAGGAGTCTGCTTCCCCCGGCGATTCAAACCCCCGGGATTTATAATCCGTCTTCGATTCGACCTGCTTCCGGCCTGCCCGGGTATGGAACCTCCGGTTAGTAATCTGCTGGGTCAGCTTCGACATGTCCATCGACGGGTCGATCAGAAGACAACCGAATTCCCCCCAGTAGCGCAACGCAAACCAAAGCTCTGTAAAGACGCGCTCGTATTCCTCCTTGCACGTCTTCGAGTCCTCCATCATTATCTTCGTTTCCGAGGCCCCCGAGGTATAATTGATGTCATGGATCGCGGTGCTCCACTCATACCGAATCAGATCCGCCACCCCGGCGCCGTGCCCCGTCCGGTCGCACGCATAGAACTCGGGCCGAACCCCAGACTTCCGGTTGAGATCCATGATCGCGTTCTTCATGGTCACCGTTTCACCTTTGGGCAGAATAAACTGCTGCTTGGCTTGCAACCCCCACCGGGGGACAATCTGTCCGCGAGGGTCCTTGAACATCACCGTCCGGCCATTCGGAAAATCAATCGAAGCCGGAAGCTTCATGCCGCTGGCAAGCCCCCAGGCCCCCAAAGTATGGACGGCAGCGTCACCGCCCTCCAGGGCTAGATCCGTAGCGCCCACCGGCTGGGGCTCCTGAAACCAGATAAAGGCCCCGCGAAACTTCTCTAGCATCCCTGGCGGGATAACAGTGGCTTCGAGCCCCGTCGTCGGATAAAGCCCCCGGCCCATCGTCCGATAACCGGCTGCATTCCGCCCGCCTGCGTTGCGCGCGATGGCCTCCAGGCCCTCCCGAGTCTGAAGTCCCGGATAGAGTATCCGGTCCTGAATTACGTTCTCGCACCGCTCCCCATCAAGGCGAAGAACATCCCAACCGCGGCTGGACTTCCATCGAAAGTGCGTGTCCTCGTCCAGATCCCCCCAGCCGAAGGTGGGCTCCGCACGCTTGCCAACTTCGTCCGTCGGGTTCGTCGGATTGTATGCCCCAAAAAGTTTGAACCCATGGCCGCCCTTCTCAATTTCCGAAAGGATGTTGTCTACGTCCTGCCAGACGCCCGCCGGGATGTTCTCGATTTCATCAAGAAAAATAAACAGCCGGGAGAGCGGGCCAAAAATGGGGTGTGGGGCTGGCCGGGGCCTGCGGTGGGAACCCTGCAACCGGCCCGCCTTTTTGATTGTTCCTTTGGGGATTACGACACCCCGAATCGAAGATAGCTGATCCCGCCGGTTGAGCCCAATGAATAGGTTGCCTACGCTGCCCGGCATCGGGAGGCTGGCATGCTGGTGGAGAGAAACAATGTGCGAGAAAAGATTTTGCTCCAGGTGGTCCTCAGAAGGACCAAGAACTCGGATTGACGTAAACTCCGGATCTCGAACCCACTCCAAGAACAGCCGGACGCCCATCGAAAAGCTTTTGCTGCATTTCGCGGCCCCCATAATCAACCCGAGGTTCGCCTCGTCAAACATCTTCCAGACCTCCCGCGTGCTCTGGGGGTTCGGGTTGAATTGAGTGGGTGTCCACAAGACCTTCGAGGCCGAGATAAACTTGCCCTCCTCCAGAAGAATATGCAGCATGTGCTGAAGGATGGGAAGTGCTTTGGCGTCGTCCTTCGCGTCCTTTTTGGTGAGCGGAATTTTGCACTGGTCTGCCACAAACCACGCGGCCTCCGCTTGCTTGTGCGCGTGGAGCAAAGATGCTACTTCGTCAACAATGGGGCCGAAATTCATAAGGGCCTGCCACAGTCCCGAATCTGCTGCTCAGTCTCCGACACCGAAAACCGGACCAGCCCGGCGCGTTCCCAGCCCGGTTTTCCAAACCGGATCGACTTCCGCGGGTCTCGGCTGCGCGCGCGGCAAGAAAAATTGATGACACACAGGTCCGTAAGGAGGCCGCCCCCTCTCGCTTTCGCGGCGCGTCTCGGGGTGCCCCGCTCGCGCACTTCCCGCTCTGTCAGCAGCTTAGCCGACCAGCCCCGGGCGTCCCAAGACTCCGCCCACACGCGAACCAGCCATGCTTTCCGGGGGGAATAAACTGCGAAGACCCGCATCAATCCCGGTCCTTCTTTATCCGCGCCCACCCGGGAAAAGAAATCGCCGCCAGGTATACCCTGGCGGCTTCAGTAGCTTTTACAATTACGTCTGTGTCCACCTAACAACAGTCGGCTGCCGCAGGGTGGATGTCTTCTTTCTGACTATTCCTTCATATTAGTTGCCTCCTTATCAGTTTTTCCAACAACGCCCGCATCCTCCGAAAGCTTGCGCCTCACAAGCACCTGATAGACCGCTCCCTTCGTCCAGGGCATCCCCTTGCGCGTCCGGAGCCCCATCTGGTTCGCGTGCTCCGCAATGTAGGCCATCGACTGGCCGCCAGCCTGAAACGTCTGGAGGATCTTCAACGCCCCGTCCTCTGCTGGGGTGCTGCCATAGGGTATCGGCCCCTCGCAACGGCCCTTCTCCGCGCGCACCCGCTCGCGCGCCTTCCGGAGCTTCAGAACAAGCTCGGACTTCTGGAACTGGGCGACGGCGCCTAAAATCTGGCGCATCATGTCCCTCGCCGGGTCTGCGCCGTCTGACGCCATGTCCACTAGCCCGGCCTGGTCTGAGGAGTAAACCGTTATCTTGCGCGCGCGGCATTCCCCCAGGAGGATCTCAGAAACGAGCAACGTGCGGCCAAGCCGGTCTAACCTTTCCACCACGATGCAGACCGCCTCCGGCTGCGCCGCCTCAATGGCGCTCAACATCGCCGAAAACTGGGGGCGGTCCAGCGCTTCTATCGTCCCAGAGACGCCAGCCTCGAAAAATTCCTGGCGGGGCTCGGAGATGTTGTTCGCGCGGCAGTATTTCTGAATCGAATCCCGCTGGCGGTCCGGGCCGTCGCCGTCGACCTGTCCCTTGCCCGACACGCGGATGTAAGAGAACGTTATCATTACCCTACAATAACAGAAACCCCCGGGCGTTGCAAGGGGATGTTCGACGATTTAAGTTCTACTAATTCTCAGCTACAAAAGCATCAAACTATACTACTAGTCTCTGCCAATATGTGGGGCTTGTGATGGGGATCGTAGTGGATGACGTTGTATGCGCCTGTAGGGCTTGATAAAGAAATCCCCCGTAAAACTCGACCGTGCCGACCACGACCACCAGTCCTACTTTCCACGTCGGGACACCCTGCGCAACTGCTGACGCACCGACAGGTTTGATTAGCGCCGCCGCCCCAACGAGCAGGGCCGCCGCGAGCAGCGTATCAGCCGGAGCCAGCACCGTAACCGGACTTCCCATCACTGCGGTTCCGCCGGACAGCTTAACGTATTCAGGTGAGGCCATTGAGTTGATCCGGGGTTAATGCGTTCGTCACACCCATGCTGGCCAGCGCCGAAGGAATGTCCTTTAGACTGAACTGAGTTTTGTAAGCGTTGAGGTAGGCTTGCGAAAGCAGGCAGACGTTCGGCCCGGCATAGGTCTTGCCAAGCAAGTCATTGTGCTGGATCACGTAGCGGGCCGAGTTATCCGCTTCAATCACAATCTGATAAGTCAACATATCAGTTAGTGGTGATGGTTGACCACTTCTTCGTGGGGTTGACCGTGCAAGGATCGTTCAACAAATCGTAAGCCGTTTCTTTGCCGCTCGCGGGCG